TATATTTTTAAGTCACGTTATCAGTGCAAAATCTCTATATGATCATACTAAATTATTATTAGTTGGTATAATTTGGTATATCATTGAACGTAGTTTTTCACAACCTGATAGGATACATAATTGCACAACAATTGATAATGTATATAAGAATACTAGTAAACCCAGATATGATGATATACTTTTCAATACATTTGGACAGATTATCTATATAATATCAAAACTCCCCGTGAAATAAAGAAGTAAAAAAAAATCAAACGTTATTACATATGAAAAGTTATTTCAAAGAGGGAACAAATCTCGAGATTATATATTTCAATGAGGGTGATACTACCATCATCAAACAGATATTGGATGACAATGTTGTTATTTATGAACAAAGATTAATTGAGTCACGGTTATCTGAATTTACATATGACAAAATGTTCTACAATGAGTTATATGAACAGGAAACGAATATTGCCAGTGGTTTTTTAGAGAGAAGAAATGAAAATGGTAAATGTGTAATTCAATAAGTACAAGATTTAAACTTAAAAAACTACCTCAAATCCTTATCCGCTGTGTAGTAGGTTTTCCCCTTAGTGGCGAAGCTGTGCACCCTAGCATACCCCCACGCTTGTGGAGAAGCACCCGGACGATGCCCGGTTCTCCACGCAGCGAGTCCCCTATTGTAGATGGTCTTCACAGTCTTTAAAGGAATCTTAGTAGCCTTAGAAATTTCAGGGAGGGACCTAACCTCCGGTCCATACTTTTTCCTAAATTTTTGGGTGTAGGAGGAAGTCTTAGTCTTTTGTCCTTCATCTGTCTTGAACCCCTTGTAGTCTTTCTTGAGCATCTTTTTATACCGTGTCTCAACCCCCGTGAGAGTATCGATTCCCCTGAAATATTTGAGGGGTGCATAAATCTTACCTTCGGTTCTACGCAGTTGCCCAACTTTTTTCGTGATGGCATCATCGGTGAGAGGCATCTTACTTTTCACTGAGATATTTTACTGCCACCGCGATACTTGAATATACACATCTACCAAACCTGACCTCCCCCGTCTTAGGATTGTAGTACCCCTTCATACCATTCAAAACTGCTCTGTGTATATCACCCATATAAAAAATACAATATTATAATAATAAGGTGAGATGGGACTCTCAATTATTATGGGGAATATGTTTTCTGGTAAAACATCAGAACTTATTCGACGACTTAAGCGCTTGAAGGTTCTTGATAAGAGAATTGTAGTTGTCAACTCAGCCAAAGATACCAGGTCCTCAGATGAAGTTCTGAAGACCCATGATAATGTAAAGTTTGGATGTTACAAGGTTTTCGATTTGTATGACCTCATAGAAAAACAAGAATTTAAAGATGCTGATGTTATAGCCATCGATGAAGTACAATTCTTCCCAAACTTGAAGAAATTTGTAGTGACATGTTTAGATATGAAGAAGGATGTTATCATAGCGGGTCTAGATGGTGACGCGTTTCAAAGGAAATGGGGAGAAATTCTTGATTGTATCCCAATCGCCAGTGAAGTGACAAAGTTGTCGGCGCTGTGTAAGTACTGTAGGCATGGAAACTCCGGTCCCTTCACTAAGAGGATCGTGGAGGACAAAGAACTCGAGCTCATCGGTGGGAGTGATATGTATATCGCCGTGTGTCAAAAACATCTATGAACATCTAGGATAAGTACAACTCTCCTACCATTCCCAGTCTTCACAAGTTCGTGATACTTGGCATGATCAAATAGAAAATCTTCACCTTCTCGGTGCTTATGTGGGTCCCTACCAGTATAGAGTGTGCAATCTCCACCACCCTCTATAGTGAGATGATACCGTAGTAATAAGTTCGTTTCTGCACGGTGTGGTGCTATCGTCATTGGACCATCTATGACAGCAAATAAGGCAGTCTCTTTATGAATACTTGGAATCTGGTCGACTAGACTCTTCAGGATGGGGAAATCCTCCACTTTATAGAAGTAGTACCCATCATTCTTGTCAAACCATGGGTCTAGTTCGTGGAAGAGGTGACGTTCCACCACAGATGAAACCTCTAGAAACTCCCGACGTATCTTGTCGTAGTGTGCCTTGATGAGCCAAAGTCCAGGGATTTCAGGCGTGGATACCACACTGAGAATATCCACGACTGTATTCTGCATACCCACCATGATGCGCCTCGGGTTATTGAAATACATGCGGTCTATAGGTGCCTTCAGATAATCATGAAGTACCAGCACCATGGGGATCAGGATAAGTGACCACATTATTTTCTCAGTAGATAATAAAAATGCCCGGTTACGGCGGAAAGATGGAAAAATATTCCCCCAAGCCCCTTGAACTAACTAAGACCGTTGAAAAGCGATTTGTTATGCCCAAGGTGACCCTCATTCAGATCATCATCGTGGCTATCCTCATGGCCTATGTGTGGTCCGCTCGCAAGATGAACGGTGCCGTCGTGGGGGGTCTCGCTCTTACCGTCGCTCTTCTCCATATGTATGACCACATGTTCCTCATCAAGCGTGGACCTGAGAAAGCTCTCTTCTCTCCCAAAAGTGAAAAATATTCCGCGCGTGGCAACCGTCTTCGTGCTAGTATCACCCGAAGTGTTGAGAAGTATTCTTGCCAGTCGTGCAAGTAAATTATAGTAGTATACTACAAGTATGCGCGTCAAGATTACTAAAAGCCCTAACCAGAAGAAGAAGTTTAGGGCTATCTTAGAAGACGGCAGGACTGTTGACTTTGGTGCCAGTGGGTATTCCGACTACACCAAACACAAGAATCCTTCACGTATGCGTTCCTATGTGTTACGTCATGGGGGTCATGTACCCAGACAAACCATAGAAGAACGAGATCCCAAGAAGATCCAAACAAAAATGTTAAAGGTCAGTCAAAGTGATAAAGAGAATTGGGATAGGAGCGGTATCGACGGGGCTGGTTTCTGGTCCCGTTGGTACCTCTGGAGTTATCCAACTTTGGAGGGTGTCAAGAAGTTCATGTCTAAGAGGTTTGGTCTCGTGTTTATTTGAATATGCCATTATAGAATTAAATTTTTCTTCTTTTTAAAGCATTTTTCAGTTCAGCTAAAAGTTTAGCACGTGCGTCACCACCCGGTGGTGGGGCGACCCGCTTGGGTGGGAGAGGAGGGGGAGCTGGTGCTCCAGACGCGGGGAGAACGACTGTTCGACAGATGCGAATCACCTTCTGTGCATTCTTGACACTATTTTCGAAATTCATAGTAATCTTGGAGCGGAGTTCCCTGGCACTGAGCTTCACACGCTTACCATCTATAGTCTTGGTGACACGGAGTCCCAGCTTTTTTGCTTTATTTTTAAGGTCCCTGTATTGCATTTATTAATAGCTGAGAAAATCTTGAAATGTTGTGATGTCACCATCATTAATCAGTCTAACAAACTCTCGATCCTCTTTAGAGAAAAAGAGTGGATTGGGGGATGCCATTGTATATGCACGGTCTATGTTTATACTGAGATGATCTAGGTATATCAGAATAGTTGAGAGTGTTTCAGTCTCCAACATGTCTATAGCAATTCTAAATTTACCAACTGAAAAGTCATACGTACCGTCACGATTCTTGATGAGTAAATGTTTCTTTATAAACTTTTCAATATTGTTCTGGGGATCTGAACCAATGGTATTGACACGTTGAGAATACTCCATCAAATCACGAACACCATGTGCAAGTTTTTTCAGAAAAACGCATTTATCTGGTGTCATACTTAGTATATAAAGATATATTTCGTACATCTCCTAAGATGACTGATACCGAAAAACTTATACGAGAAGTTCTCATACCAAGGCTCATACAACTTGAGATTGAAGTTGCCGCTCTACGAAAACATACATGGCCATATGTACAGGCCCAAAAAGAACATAACCAACTGGACGACATCGAGGCTAAGAGGGACTTTGTCAAAAGTCTCGATGACGATACTATAAAGGAACTCATAAATTTAAAAGCTAAAGTCTCCGGGAGTTCCGGACTCCAACAAAGAGAATACGATACCATTTCTGTTAAAAGAAATCATCTGTTCGGTACATCTTAACATCAAATGAACCATTCTTACCAGTTACTGAGACTGCTTCATTTCCATAGAGTTCTTGGCATCCAATATCATCCACACAGTCACGACCATCATGACTCACTGGGATGGGATATAGATTTTCACCACCTGTTGTGGTGTAATAGTGGTAACGATCTCGGCGACCACGAACCTCCTTCCCATAAAGGGGAAGGGTCTCACCCTCTGCATTTAGGAGGATACCCATCTGTTGCATATGTCCAGGTTTGTACTGCTTGATGGGGGGTCCTCTATATTCTCGCTCACGTCTCACCTCCTGTGTTCTGACTGGTACCATCACTGGAACTTCGACCTCCACTGGAACTTCAACAACTTGGGGATTGTACCACATGTACCCCAAAACGACGACGAGTACGACGAGAGTGACCATCAACAATCGCGTCTTGGTCTTGTTCTTCATTTACTATAGTTAAGGATAATATTTTACACCAATATATGAAGGATATAACCATTCTTGAGAATTTCATCGACGACGAGGAGCTAGAAGAAGCTAGACAATTCATTGGTGAACAATCACTCAATTTATCTAAAAGATATGTTGAAAATCCAGCCATAAACCGACAGTGGTATTTCATTAAGGCGGATAACGCTTATAAAAAAATTCTAATTGATTTGAGGCCTGAAAGGGATTGGGATTATGGAATGGAAGATATTATCCCTTCTGCAAAAAAGTTCATTTTGAAAATTAAAAATAGAATAGACAAATGTACGAATACAAAATTTGATTTACAACGAGTTTATTTAAATCGTCAAGTACGTGGTCAAGACGTGACATTACATATAGATGATCAAAAACCAAATGTATATACACTTTTAATCTATATAGGTGATATTACACCCGAAAACTACGATAAAGCTGGTGGAGACTTAGAATTGAAAACTAGAGAAATTACCAGAATTGAACCGTTCACAAAAAGAGCTGTACTATTCAAGGGGTATATACCACATCAGGCTTATGCCCCGTTAGTCCCGGGTTTAACTCGCATTTCATTTGCATTCAAATTTATAGATACGGCAAATGAACTTCCATTTAGTGTAAATTATAGTTAAGGAAAATCTTATACATAAAGATATGAAGGTGTTGGCGATAGACATCGGGTATCATAATATGGGTCTCGTTTTAGCCGAGTCTTTATCGGGACCAAAAATTACGGTAGAGTTCCTAAAGAAGGTGAGTTTAGAAGATTATAAATATATAAAGTCAAATGATTTTGTAGACACGATTCCTTTATTTGTAGAAGATCACCAAAGTATTTTCGACTCAGCTGACAAAATACTTATAGAACGACAACCACCTGGTGGCTTTCAAAATATCGAGATTTTATTACATTACATGTTCAAAGAGAAGGTTCTATTAGTTTCACCTGTGAGCATGCATGTGCATTTT